GTTTGATTCGCTCGCCTTCGATGAGCGGTATATCGCCGCCAGGAACGGGCGGTAATCCGAGAACGGCTCGCGCTTCGTTTATCATTTTTACGCCGCTGCGAAGTTCTTTATCTTGTACGTCGGCGAGTTTTGCGGGGTCAAGTCTAAGGCTCTCGCTCCAATCGAAACGAAATCTAACGCCGTCGCTTATTTCGTCCTCGGTCAACAGTTTTAGCGTGTATTCCTGCTCGATAAGCGAACCGATAGAGCCTAAAACGTTCGTAACAAAGTCGATCTTTTCGTATGCGGCGTAACTGCCGTCGATGAGCGAGAGCGGCGCACCGAATATACCCGCTACTTCGGCTCGATTAAACTTGCGCGATTCCATAAACTGCGCATCCTCTAAGTTCATGCCGAGCGATTCGAGTTTAACCATACTATTTAAGAGCATGGTTTTATGCGTATTCTTTAAGCCGCTATATCTGTCTACGTCTTTTTTCAACGCTTCGATATCTTCGGCTTCAAACTCTGGCGGGTACGACGCCACCGTGCCGACGTTCAAACCGTTAGCGTAAAAGTTCTCGCTAAACGCCTCTTGCGCTGCGCTGATATTAAATATCTTTCGGTATCTGTTAATAACAGATATGCCGTTTAATCCATCGTCGCCAGCCCCTTTAATATGTATTACGTTGTAAGGCGATAGCCTTTTTTTCTCTCCACCGATTGCCGTAACATAATGAAACTCGCTCGGATTGCTGAGGCTCGCGGGTCGTTCGTTTGGCGGCTCGATTACCGCTCGCGTATGGCAAGGGTTGAGAGGATAAAAAGCAATCGGCATAAAGCCGTCGTCTCGCTCGATAAAAGCGTAGCCGTTGCCGTATCTGTTGTATTGCGAAACAAGCCTGTAGATAAACTCAAATTGCGAATCTCTTTCGTTCGGCTGCAACTCAATAAGGCGTGTTAGCGGATGTGCTGAGAGCGGCTCGCGTCCTACGCCTTTTGGTTTGCCTATCTGTAGTTTGTTGATTGCTACGCCGCTCGATATGACACGATCGCAAGCGTAAACGCTGGCGATGCCCTCTCTCGGCGTTACGTTGTTGTAGTTGTAATTTAGCGAAGAGCCGAACGATTGCGACTGCGATAGCGCATCAAACGCCCGCTCTTCGGTTGTCTCTAAGGCTTGCTTTTTTGTAAACAAGCGCAAGGGATTTATCATTTTCTTACCCCGGAATTATTGGTGTACCTAAGCATCTATACGAAAATGGCGGGCGTATACCTTTTCTTTTTCGTTTCTTTATAAATCATTGCATGAGTTATGCCCATGATCGCGGTAATTAAGCCGTCAATTTTACCAGCGTCGCTGTTGTAGCGAGGTCGCCTCGGTCTTATATTTCCTTGATCGTCTGAGTCTATCTCTACGTTGCTCGCATTCCATCGCAAAACCGGGTGACCGTTATGTCTTATTGCCTTATTTAATAAGGCTCTCTCTAATTCTTTACTACTTGGCGAGATATCTTTGTATGAGTTTGTATGCGGAAAACAAACGAAACCCTCGGCTTCGAGTTGCTGAATTATTCGAGGCGATAGAAAAGTCCGATCGTATGTAAAAAGTTGAACGCTATAAAGTTCTGCTAACTCTTTTGCCTTTTCGAGTATTGCGTTTTCGTCAAGCGTTATATTTTTAACATGCTCTAAGAATCCGCCGCGTACCCAAGCCGAATAACTTACCTTATCCTTTACGTCTTTTTTTGCGAGGTCTTCGGCGGGTAGCCAAAAATGCGGCAAGATATCATAACCGCCAAACTCATTATTAAAGACGGCGACTAACGCGCCAAGATCTTGCGAGGCGGCCCAGTCCAGCGCTAAAAAGCACGGCTTACCCTTTAGATCGTCTTCGCTGAATTGCTTATCGTTTTCATCCCATAGATTGAGCGGTAGCCATCGCGTAGATTGTTCAGTCCATATATTAAAATGATAACGCTTAATAGCGTTCTCGCGGCTTGGCATTTGTCGAGCCTCTGTAACCTTTTGCTTTAACCATTCAAACGATACGCTTACGTCTACGTTTGGGTTTGCTTGTCGTATCGCTTTGTCTACTGCGGCGTCGTCGTGTAAGTCGAGGTCGTCGGGCGCAGCATAAATAATCGGCAGATATGTATCGTCGATAATCGTGCCATCTAATATCCCTTGCGCCTTTTCATGTTCTTTATAGCAAACGGATTCTCTATCGCTGCCTGCCGTCGTGATAATAAATAGTATGCCTTCGCTATTTGCGGCTAAACTTGATTCCATTAGTTCGAGCATTGCGGGCGATTTATGCCTATGCAATTCGTCAACTAAAATAAAACTCGCGTTAATACCGTCTGCCGTTGCCGCGCTGTTCGCAAGTATTTTTAGGCTTGAAAGTTTTTCAGGGTAGACAATGCTATGCTGCAATACTTCAAGCCGAGAACTTAAAGCCTCAGATTTAAGAGCCATACTTCGCGCCCATCCCATCGCCTGATCGGCTTGTTTTGTTGAAGTTGCTACGCAATAGACAGACGCGCCGCCCTCGCGTTGTAGAGCGGTTAAAGCGTAAAGCATGAGAGCGGCGGCATACGGGGTCTTGCCGTTTTTCTTCGGTATCTCTACATAAACTTTACGATAACGTCTTTTGTTATCTGCAATTCTTTTAACGCCGAATAGTTTTCGCGTGATATCCTTTTGCCATTCCTCAAGCAAAAACGGTTTACCGATAATGCTTGAATCGCCTTTTATATGCGTACAAAAGTTTTCTATAAACGCTATCGCAAGTTCGGCGGCTTCGGCATCGTAATAGTATTTCTCTTTATCTCCTACGTCTATACTCATCCGAACAACTTATCTTCGAGGTCTGCTAATTTACTTGCGCCTTTTATTTGCTCTACTACTACGCGTGTTCGTGCTGCTGGCGTAAAGCCAAACTCTTTAGCGAGTTTATGTAATAGGTCTGCGGCTTTTCTCATTTCTCCGATTGGCGTTGCTGCCCCAGGCTGCGCCGTCGTTATGTCTGTCGCGCTGTTGAGTTCTATTGCGGCTTTACTAAACGCGCTCCATGCGCAGCAATACGCGGCGAACGTTGCGGCGTCACCTGCTGTTAACAAGCCTTGCGCGATCATTGCGGGCGCGAGGCGTTGCCATTCTATTAATGCTACGTCGTCAAGCCATGCGGGCGCGATTACGTCGCGCGAGAACTGCGGCGTGTTTGCGAGTTTGTCTTTGTCATGCCACCCCGCGTTTCCGTTTAGTTCGATAAGCGCTTTAGGTTTTGGGGCGGGTCCGCGTTCACCCATTACTCGCCCTCGCCTTCTATTACATTTAGGCAAGCAAACTCGCCAAACATTTTAGTAGCGGCTACGTTATACGCTCGGGCTGCGTCATCTTCAAAATCGTAACAACCTAAAGAATACTTTTTACCGTATTGCCTAATTCTCGTTCGCCATTTATTGCAAGACTTTTCCCAACAAACACCCTTATATCTGCTACTCGTTTCTCGTTTTGTTTTCGTTGCGTTCCATGCGTTTTGATTTTTCGTTGCAAGTCTGAGATTTTCTCTACGATTATCAAAGCCATCGTGGTTAATATGATCTACTTCGTATCCTTCGGGCGGCTGTAGCATATAGTGGTGTATTCGTCTAACGATTTTCTTACCGTCTTTTATGTAATGGTGCGTGGCATAATTAGTATTGCCGCGCGTGCTGTAATGCGTCTGGAATCTCTTATCTTTTAGTCGCTTAAAATCTTCAACGTCTAGCACGATCCAATCGCCCTGTGCCGTCATAATCAAACCGATGTCTTTGCCGTCTGCGCTTGCCTCTTCAACTTGCATTTTTCTCTCTCCGTTTTTGTTTCATGCCATACATAAAAATAACTCATAGCGCCCGCCGACTTAGCGCGAACCGTCGCGCTCTCGCCGAACAACTCGCGCGCCTGACCTAATGCCGCAAGAATATCTGCGGCTCTGATTAAATCTATTGGCGTTCTTTTTTGCATGGCTTCCCTTATCCCTTATCTCTTATTACTTACGAGCGATTTTCGCAAACTCCTTTAACC